ATGTGACTTACACCGTTCGGTGCCATTTCAGTAAGTTCAAAATGTGCGATCCAAGTTGGTATCCAGAATTTTTTCCAACGTCCTTTCTGCGCATTTAAGAAATTCAGAAATTCAAGCTCTTGTGCTTTCGTTCTATTCATAAAGCGATATTGGAGCATTTTGGGAACTTTGTCTGACAACGGACCCATGGACATGGCTGTTCCAGGATACGAAATAAAATATTTTGATTCAGCCCATTCTGAAGATATATCTTTTGCCCAGTTAGGTTCCCGCATCCACTTTTCGGTTATGGTTCCGAGATCCTGGTAATCATCAGCCATAGTAAACCAGCTCCTTGGCACGCACTGAGATTCCAGATATGACGCTGGTGATTTGATTTATTTTGAATGACTCAATATAGGCTATCATGGCTGGATAGACGACTACGTTGGCAGCATCCATGTCTGCCATGATTTCAGTTGAAAGCGTGATAGTATTTGCTGCAATGCTGTCAATATTCAGAACCTCAAAATTGTAATTCACAAAATCAACCGCTATTGCATAGTCGGAAAGATTCCACAGATTGAAATAACCAGAAAGCGTTTCAACGGTAGATAATGAAGTCAATGCTTGGATGGATCCTGTCATGTCCAAAGAGATGGGTTCGGATTCGATGGCTACAATAAACATCCGGCCCACCCCAAGCTGCATCATGTTCTTGATCTTGGCGATCTTATCCTGGGTGAACATTAGGCTATTAATATCGATTGTCTTTCTCATATTGGTATATTGTTGCCGGCGTTGTTCGTAGAATTTCTTATTTTGTGTGACCACAGTATTAAACTCATAATTTACCACATAATTTGTATCCCAGTTATGGAGTAACTCGAGTGCGATTGCTCGGAATCCTGTGACCGATAACGTACGCTCGTATCCAATAAAAGTAAAAACAGCATCTGTGTCAACAGTTGGGTTGCCCAGTCCGGAAGCTGATATAATAAAACTCAGAGATTTCCAGGAAAGGATTGTTACTGGTGGTGTAATATCAATATCAATTGAAGTATCATCAATATCAACATCCGACAGCGTGATGGATAACGGCAGAGTATTCCAGAATAGACCAGGGATTTCTTCATATGTTGCGATGATGCTGAAATCATATTCTGGGGGAAGAAAAATCAATCTGTTTGTAAACCAGTCTTTGCAAATCTCTGAAAGTGTTCCATTAAGTCTATTTACAGGAAGTCCTAGTATTGTATCGGTCTTTGATCCTGATATTAAATCTGCGGCAAGCGTTGGCCCCGTCAGATCATGCATCTGCAAGATCGTTGGGAGAGTAGCGATATCGTAATATGGATAACTTAAACCTATTTCTGACATATTAAATCTGCTTTACGGCAACTCCCCAGTTTCTTGAATTTCCACTCCATTCTGTTACAACACGGTTATATATAGGAAATGCAATATAGGTATCTGTGTCAACTGTGAATTCATAGCTTACTGAAATATTGTCCATGCGCGTCATATAAATTCCGGGGAAATATCCAGCAATGCAACGACGTCCGCTTAATGTTGGATGTGGAGCGGAAACATATACCGGCATCATGATTGGTGACCAGGTAAATGGACATGGACGTAACCAGTGCCATGACATACCAAATGTGTACGTATTAAGTTCTCCATATTCAGAGATATATCCTGTTGGAAGAGCGTCTGTTACAGCATAAGGAGCTCCAGTTTTATAAGTAAGCCAAGAACCACTGTCACTAAGCATATATCCACCATAAACTGTACTTCCGCTACTAGCAGATCCACCAAATGGCGATTGTCGTGAGAAAAGAGTAGCATTATTATATTCCGTTTCTGAACTTCTTGATTTCCAATCAACAGAACTTGCTATTAAAGATCGATGCGAGTATCCGCCTATGGCAGATAGCTGACCCATAAAAAGATGCTGGAACCAGTTGCCCATCTGTGCGACGAAATATAAAAATGCTGAATTGCCAAAAAGATAATAAGCGATACTTCCGGATTTCGGTATGCTCCACAGACCGTAATTGGATCCGTTCGGCTGTCCTGGCTGGCTTCCAATGGCAAGACCTGTATTGATGCTCGTGTGTGCATTAACTCCCATGACATTATAAGTTGCATCTGTAGTTCGCGTAACCATGGTATAATAACAGTCGCCATTGTGAAACATAAGCTGGGTGTCAGCTCCAATATCTATTGCCGAACCGTTGTAATCTATAGTCCAGCCACTTACCGTTCCGATAAATGTAGCTATTTTACCAATCAGGTCTGCTTGGCCGGTTGATGATCCTGTCGAATAAGCCATATCAACCTCCTATAAAAGCTTAATCGCGGCGAAATCATTGATGCCGGATCTAAAAGCATTTTGAATAGCCATGTAATCTGTTCCGCTTATCGAGATAATATCACCATGAGTAAGCCCGTAACCTGATACCCAGTACACACCATCCAATTCACCAATTGGTGCTTCTCCGCCACCAATACCACCCTGGTACATCATGGCAAGCATTGGAACAAGAAGCCATGTACCATCATCAATGGTGGATAAAAGACTTGCGCTAGCTGACATATAACCGGGAGGATATAGCGAAAAATTTTCATTGGCCATCCCAGCCACACGGGTGCTATGCGAATACCAGGAAGTTAAAATTCTGAGATTGCTCATTCCAGTCCAGAAAGATTGGTGGGAAGAGCTGGTATCTGAGTACCGAAGATCGGATCGTGCAGATCCTCCGATAAACAAGGGATATGGATAATAGTCAAATGGCATGTAGGGTGTGATAAATCCCATGTATGCGCACTCGACGACCGTGCCGATCCGGGCGATTATGATGGCCCGCTGTCCGTTGGCGATGAAATTATAGTTTATTGTGTCATCGGCAAGTAGCAATCTTGGCGGGGAAGTAATCGAGCCTGGTTGGTCATCAAAAGGAAGATCAGTATCGAAACCAATGGCACCTTGCAATCGCCAATTAAAATAGTCAGACGGAATACTTGAATAGGCTTTTATGTTGAGATAGATTTCTTGCGTTCCATCTGTGCCCTCGAGCTGGTAATAGACTTCGCCTTCCGTGGAAGGAAGTGCATAGGTCGCTTTAAGTTGTGTCCATGGGTTCGATCCGAGAGTTGTCACGAAGTCGTCGAACTTGTCCAGGAGATCAAGATAATCCGAAGCAGAGCCGCTTGTTGTCGCCATTTCACACCTCTACTGCAAAATTCGTTTAACAATATAAGAGTTGGCTGAAAGAACATTCAATATTGATTGCTGTCCTTCTCTGGTAGCCATGTACTGTTGCATCAATGCCGGATCTATGATGTTCGTGATGGTAAGCTGTTTTTGCTCTTCCTTCTCCGGTTTCACATCCTTTTCCATCACAAGCCCGCCTGCCTGATATGCTGTTTTTGGTATGGAAATATCCACAACAGGGGGAATGGAAAATTCGGAAACATCGAGCATACCCTTGTTCAGAGTTGCCATGAAATTAATTCCATATTTTTCAACAGCTGCTTTTTGGATGACATACTCGCCACCTGTAGCAAGGATTGGAACATCGTCACGCACTCCAGAACCACCTTTGACTTCACCGCCTTCTTGGAATGTCTGTGCTAAAATTGCACCTACACGGGCTCCTGTCATTGCCGCGGAAATAGCTGCCCATGCGATAGCAACAGGCATTCCACCTAATTGCATTCCTTTTTTATATGCTTCTTGTGTTGCATTAATTCCTGAGATAATAGCCTCAGCAAGCTGGGCTGCTTTCCAGATATAGAAAAATGCTTTAACTTGTTTTCCGCTTTGCTCATAAAATGTTTGGAAAAGATTAGAAAGATCTCCAAACATTCCCTGGGTAAGATTAAGACGTTGTTCAAATGCTTTTCTATCTATTTCCGTACATGTAACCTGATATTCTGTCCAGCGAAGCTCGGATTCTTCCATATAAGCTTTTTCAGCTTCTTCTCTTGATTCATAGTTTGCATAGATATCTTCTTTGCGAATATCCATTTCACCAGATGTTTTATAAAAAAGAGCTTCCTTTTGTTCTGCTGTCTCTTCTGATATTGGTTGTCCCCAAAACGCTTCAGTCGGTGTTCTTAATGTTGCTTTTCGCGATAGTACTTCTGCACCATATTTAGTTCTCCAATCACGGCGTTTCTTTTCACGTTCTTCTGTATCTTCATAATATTTCCAATATTCACGTTCTCCTTGTGCTTCTTGCACTCTTGCTTTTCGTTCCCATTCTGCAGGTTCCTGACCTTTAAGTGTAATTTTTTCTTTTGTGCCAGGAATTGTAGCTTCAATTTCTTGACCAGATGGAGTTTTCTTTGCAAGTTCAGCAAGACCTCTATAAAAATCAACCAGTTTTTGATTGCCTTCCTGGATTTTCTTAAGTGTTTGTTCATCCATCTCTTTGCCAGTGATTTCTCCTCTGGCAAACATGGCTTTTAATTGAGAAGTAGCAGCTGCAATATTATCCTTAATAGTAAGTCTTAATGTTTCCGCTTCCTTTTCAAGATTTTTAAACCAATCAGTTTGAACATAAATTTCCTGTGCTTTTCGAAAGCCAGCGACCACTTCTTTATATTTATCCATTGATTCACGACGAAGCAGATCGGCTTCCTTGCTAATGTTCCATCTATTAAATTCAATATCCAATTTTAAAATCTGTTTATGCAAACCTTCTGGAAGTGCAGTTGCGATCTCAGAGACACCTTTGAGTCCAGCATCACCGATTGATCTTGCAAGATCCTCCATGTCTTTTTGAGCTCTGATTTCAATCGCAGCCTGAAATGATTTTTTGTACGCTTCCCATCCACCCGGAAATAGCGTATTGATCATTTTTAGAACTTCAGGAAATTCACCTCTTTCAAGACTCCTTATTTGCTGTTGTCCAATAGATTTTTCAAGTTCTATTCGTGCTCGACCTAATGGCAGTGCTGCCCGCCATTCCTCGTTAAGACGATTCATGGCTTTGGCAAGATTGTCTACAAGCATATCATTGAATTCTGCTGTACGACGATCACCACGGAATTTTCGTGTTACGGGCATTTCCCCTTCTTCGAATGTTACTTCCTGCCCATAACGCATTGGACTTCTGGCTTTCTGTTCAGCAACAAGGGCTTTCAACAACTCAACAATCTGTTCTGGAGTCTTTCTTGCTTCTTGAGCAACACGCACTTCACGGATCTGTTCAACAAGATTTCTCATCGTTTGTTCAACGACGATATCTTTGGAACCGACACCCGTCGAAAGAAGTCGTTGTTCGTATAACTTCCAGTTCTTTTCTATGTAGTCAAGGCGGGCACGTTCAGTTGGAGATCCCAGCTCTGGCATAGGCGCGGCAGTTAAATATTCTTCTGGCTTTTTATTTAATTCCTTTGCCCAGGCTTCAGCTTGTTCTTTAGGATAATTTATAGGAACCTGAAGTTTTTCAGCACCTTCTACGGTAACAGTTCCCGCTCCTTTTACTCCCACTTCGGAACTTGTTTGTATTCCAATTGTTCCAGAAACAGATAATTGTGTTGGTGAATAACTTGGAGCTGTCGGAGGCATAGCGATCTTCGGCATTGGTTTATAACCAAAGAACATGTCCATTTGATCTGCTGTTGGAGAAATGGGTTCTTGAATAGAAAGACGTGATTGTTGAGTTCCGGCAACTATATCGGAAGCATCTGCAGATGATAAACCAAATCGTTCAGCTTGCCATTGTAAAAAAGATGGACTTTTTAATTGACGACGTACAAATCGAGCTTTTTCAGCATCGGTATATTCATAATCTTTTATAGAAGTAATCAATGAAAGTGGAAATCCGCTGGCCACACTTGCTGGTCGTGATGTAAAAGATTCGGTAGCATGGGCCACGCGAGGATCACGAATAAAATCTCCAAGCTTTGTAGAAATTTTGTCTGCGGCATCAGCAATCCATTTCTGGACCTTATTTGGTTGTTCAGTAGAAATTGGTCTTTCTTTAAATGTATCCCAATCTAAAGCAAATATTTCTCCCGCAGATTTCGCAAATGGAGTTAATATTGCTGTAATGTTTTTTATCGTGTCGCCAAATGTTCTAGTTGCATCTTCCCAATCAAATCCATAGCCACCAATTCCAAAAGTAGTGACCATGTTTCGTTTCCAGATTGGTTCATTTTTGTCTGGTTGATATGATGTACGCTGATCTGTAAATTTTGAAAAAATATCTAATTTTTGCGTTACATTCTCGAGATTATTCCACCAAAATTTAGTATTTCCAGCAAAGAATCGTTCAAATGGAATAGCATATTTTAAGCCACGCTCAAATTTTGTCATGAACTCATCTGCATATTGATAATGAGCTGTGGCTGTTTCTTTTGCTGCTTTCCACGCAGCGTCGGCAACTGTTTCTCCTTCGTGAACAAGTTGCTTGAATGAATCGACGAATTTTGTTGTACGAAGATGATCCTCGATTGCTGTGGTGATTTTCCCCGGGATTCCACCCGTAACATCAAGAGCACCTTTCTGACCAATAACTCCAAATTTGGTCATAAAGTCTTTTAGTGTATCGCCTGTGACCTGAACAATCTGTCCTGAAATTTGTTTGATATCGAATGTTTTGCCAGTAAGACTTTCAGCTCCACGATACCAGTTAGATGGACTTAAAACATCAGATGTTCCAGTAAGAAGATTTTTGCTTACTCCTGACAATTCGTTTCGGGTATACCATGCTCCAAATGTTCCTGTGATATATTTCTTCCAGAAATCTTGTGCAGCATCATATATTTGTGCTGGTTTTGTTTTTGTCCAGTCAGGTGCCGGCTTGTCAACAATATTTCGATAAGCCATAGCTACTGGCTCAGGATAGGCAGTTCCATGCAAACCTGGAAGCCAGCCTTGATTCATTACTCCGCCTTGTGATACCTGGCCTATAGGAACACCAAATTCTGTTCTTAATTTTGCTTTGAATGCGTCTAGGGCTTGCTGGTATCCGCCTTGAACATGCTGAAGAGGATCAAAAACAAATTCCGTTGCATATTTTTCAAATTTATCTGCAATGTCTGGACCTAGTTTTTTTAGATCCCATTTCCAGTCAAAGGCTTTTCCAATTTTGTCATAAAGTTCTGTTGGCATAAACTTCTTGTATCCCGCCTCAAGAAGTTCACGACCTCCACTAATTAATTTTTTTGGTCCACTAAATCCCCATGATGTTGGATCTCCGGCAATATCTAGAGCTATACCACCCCATTCGGCAGCACGACCTTCTACTCCTCCAGCTTTTAAAACATCTTTATAACTTTTCTTATAGGGGATTCCAGTATAACCACGAATATCTGTACCACTGACAGCTTCTGAAACATCAAGAACTATGTCCTGAACATAAGTTTTCAGACCTTCTGCTATGGCTTTTGGGATTCCTTCTCCCTTAAGAAAAGATTCCTGTCCTGCTGCTACTGCTCCACCGGTTTCAAATGGACCAAGAATTTTTACTAGACGTTCAATAGGAGTAAGAAATGTAATTTCCTTGTCTAGTATTCCTTTAAAATTCACTCCAGCTATAGCTTGAGAAGTATTTATAATATTCTCGACACGTTTTTCTGTAAATTCAGAATAGTTTTTTTCAAATGTCTCAACTTTTTTCTGTTCTGGTTTAACTTTGTTATATTCTTCTATTCGTGGATGATCGAATGCATTATAAACTTGTGCCTGGCCTGTTTCGAGCATACGTTTTCCAACGTCTGGAATTTCTTGTGTGCTGACATAGGCAACGGCTCTTCCATATTTATCAAAATCCACATTTGAAAGACGTACACTCTGGTTTTTTAAAAGTTCTTCAAGAGCCTTCGTCGAGTCATATCCTTCTCGAAGCATATCGAGAATTGGTTTTCCCTGTTCAGAAAAGTCAAAGCCAGTTTTCCTTCTAATAGCTGTTTCTTGCGTATCAATACCAGCAAGACGAACTGACATTGTACGAGCATCTTCTTGAAGCTTTTTTTGCATCTCGACTAATATCGTGTCGCCATCAAAGATTTTTTTTACTTGAACAATCTGTGTTTCGAGTTCTTTTTTGATGGAAGGATAATATTTGAGGACTTCTCGATTTCTTATATTCTCTCGTCGGAGAGAATCGAGATACTGACGTAATTCTTCGCCAGTATTTGGAAGTTTTTCAAAAAGCTCATCATCTTTTCTGGCCATATTATTGCCTCATGAATTTTTCAAATTCTGTTTTCTTAGCAAACCGACCCACGCGGACACCCACAGCAATGAGTTTCCTTAGTGTATTGAAAAATTCGGCTTTTTCTCGGCCAGCGATTTCTAGGGCTTTTATAAAGAATCCGTATCCGTAGTCCCATGCGTTTCGATGACCGGCTTGGATAATGAGACAAACTTGTTCATCAAGAACCTGCCAACTATCACGCGAGACTGGACGAGTATCGGATTTTCGCCTTCTACGGCTTTCGCCACTTCGAAAAAAACCGCGTTGACATCCTTAAAGGCTGTATAAAGTTTCTTGAGCTCGCTAGGAGTCGTATCTTCCAGCTCTTCCCAAGAAATGCCCGAAACACAGACTTCAAAGAATGGTTTCATTCCATCGAATGATTCCATTCCTTGGCCTAGGATCGTGTCAGTGTGATTCTGCCAAAAGTTGCGAATTTCTTTGACAGTCAGCTCCTTGACAATGATCTGTCGTTTTTCGTCGCCTTTGAATATATCAATCGTTTTGGTGTTTCGCATAGAACCTCCTGGTTAAGAGGTGGGGGAAAGATCCCCCACCCCGTGATTAACGAATTGCCTTACGGAGCAGTCGTCGTCGTGGTGGTCGTTGTCGTCGTTGTGGCGAAGGTCATCGTGAACATCGGCGAAGAAGCATGATTCGCTATATCGGAGAATCCTTTGCCGGTGAACGACATTGTTGACCACTCATCTCCGATAAGGTTGAAGGCTCCCTGCGGAGCAAGCTTCACCTTCCAGAACTCAAACTTGTAGTTCGGGCCTTTCGCGTTGTCGGAGACGAATTTGATAGCGTACCGCTGTGTCAGGTTCTGATTCGCATAAATGATGTTGGCCGCGCCGAGAGACCCCTTGAGGAACATCTGCATATTCTTCACAGAAGTTTCATCCAGATTGAAGACCAGCGTATATCCAGACTGGGTGATCGCTTCTTCGTCCTGGAGCTTTGCGGCTGTTCTTGAACTGAAATGCTCGAGAACCTGCTCCGTGGGCTCCAGGGTGAATGACGGACAGTTGCCAACATCCGAATAGGATGCCGGGGCAACAGTTCCGGACCATTCACCAATGGAAAGAACACCACGGCCAATCGTGTAAAGACCAGTGTTGGGAGAAGTTAAGGGGGGCATCGTTTACCTCCTTGCTATTGCAATTTCAAGTTGAAACCATTTTTGGTCATAGACCGTGTAGAGATCGGTCCTAGTTATATACTCACCATCGTCTAGCAGCGTCATCGGCCCGCACCCATCCAGACCGCAATTCCATTCATGCAATGCCGCGACGCATCTCGATAGTAGGGAAAAGACGCCAGGCACATTTTCATCAGCGAAGTTGTGCTCATTGGCGACTCCAACGTATATCGACAGGTTATGTCTTACCCGTAACTCCTTGTTTCTGGCTTCCCAGTTGTCTCGGTTCTTGGAAATCACGAGCGCAAATGGGGTTTGCAACGAAGTCATTGCAATAAACTCCGGTTGCTCGATCTGCCGCTGTTTGAAATAGCGGTCCAGTTCGCCTTCATATGGTCTTACCAGGGAAAATTCTTGGAGTTCTTCTTTCAAGCGATTCACCACTCGTTCGACAACATCTTCCCTGTTGACAATAACAATCATCAGTAGGTCTCCCACACGTCGTCGGTGAACTGCTGATCCCGGGACCACGTATCGTGGGATCCCGGAACTCCTGTTTGCTCATCAAGATCCACAGGACCGATCGTTATTGTACCAGCCGCGATCTTTGCCAGTAACGCAAGGCAGTCGTCGTAGGTTTTGCGCCATTGGGGGTTGTCGAAATATTTACGAAGATGCAAGTACCAGATCGCCATTTTAGAAGAGAGATTCGTAATGAGCGGAGGAATCGGATCAACAGGTACAGGCATAACAACAGAAAGATAAGCGTCAATCTCACGATCCGCATTGTCTATCGCCTCGTCTAACATGGTCTGGTTGTGCCGTGTTCGTCCCGTAACATCGTTGGTCAAATTGACGATCATCGTGTACGGAATGAGCTTCTTCATTTCGTCGATGGTTGTATAAGCCATCAAAACCCCCTATACTTGACAATGATGTCCACCAATCTTGAATGAGGTATTTTCCGGATCTGGCTCATTGACATGTCAAGCTGGCTTTCCATCGCTCTTGCGAGGCTTTCACGCTTGATCCGTTTCAGGACCGTGCGCTTCAGTTTAAGAATGGATTCGCCATACCTGAGACTTCTCCGACGATCCGAATACGGCTCCTTGGACATCTGCAGGGGCCGGACAAATTCACGGACTTCCCGATACTCCTTCAGAGACAATTCAACTATGTCACCGTTGGAGTACCGGGTTCCGTCTTTCTTGAAGCTGCCGACTACTGAAAACTTCATCGCTTGATGTTTTTGATCAGGTAGCCAGCGGCCGGCATCACGAAAACGTGGCCCCAGAAATCGGTGCAGCGCACGTTGACGATCTTGCCACCTTCCTCCTGGAAGATATCCACGTAGGGATAGGGCTTCGCAGAGAAGGCCGGTCTAATGGTGTAGCCAAAACCAGGCTCATCAATGTCCGGAGTTTCGCCTGATGGCTTGTAGTAGATGATGACATTGTCACCCCACATGTCGTAAAAAGCCTCGTCGGAGTCGACGGTGAGCGACAGGCCGATTTTGACTTCCTTGAAATTGTGGATAGCGGCAATGATGTCCTCGGTGACGATTTTCCGCTCGGTGTACTTGAGCAGATTCGTGTACTGGGCATGGAACTTGAGCTGGTCCCAGGCTTCAATACCCATCACCATCGCATTCGGATACACGCCCGTCAGAGATCGAACCACGTTTTTCGCGGTTTCGATGTCGTCAATCGGAGTGGATCCGGATTCAGACCAGCAGGACGTGGTCGTCAGCGTGGTGTAGTTAGTCACAGGATAATTGGCGGTATCCTGCACGAGATCGGCAATCACCTTTTCCAGCTCGATGGCCAGGTTCCACTGTGCTCTCTTGCGCTGCCGATCCTGAAGATTGAAGAGGGCCTTGAGGCGAGCGTCGCCAGGAATTGCACGGAGTTCCTCCAACTCACGATTGTCGAGCGGGATCGCAATATCGTGCTCTTCACAGGCGAAGTCTTTCCAGGAATCCGCTGAGATCGGAGCCCGGTTGGATTTCGCACCTCTTGCTCTCAGGGTTTGATAGATTTTGAAGGCGTCCTTGCTGGAGAAAATAGGAATCTTGCCAGATTTTGTGACGCTCTTCACAATGGGGAACACGGACGTTCCAATAAGACCCGTCGGCTTGTACCCCGCAGCCAGGGTGGTCAAAGGAACTGACACCCCAGTGGTCACTTGTGTATCGAACCAGCTACCCATAGTAGTGTGTCCTCCTTAAAAAAAGGTTACGGAGCGGTTGTGGTGGTGGTCGATGTGGTAGAGCTGGTCGACGTGGTCGTTGTGGTCGTTGTGGTTCTCACCAGCTCAAGCTTCTTCGATCCGAGCAGGATCGGAGCAAGGTCACCCGCTTCGGTTTCGACCATGCAGTAGCCAAGAATGTAGTTGTTCTTGACTGCCGGAATAGCTTTTCCTGCAGCGTCGGTCGTGACGACAGCATCCGCCACCAGCTTCTGGGCGCAGGTCACAAGAACGATTCCGTCAACACAGACCGCAAACGATTTCCCGCTATCTGCGCCATCCATCGAAACGCCAATTGCGAATTCGCCACGGACTGAGCATTGAGCACCACTGTTTTTCACAAAACGTCTTTCAGTTACCGCTCCACTTGCAGTCCGGGAAATGATCAACCCCGGATATTCGGTGTTTCTCTTGTTATAATTCGCCATGATAGGTTATCCTCCCGTTAACGTAAGTTCAGCTGCCAGTTGAAATGGCAGAAGCGGCTTCCGTATAGGAAACCTTGTTCTTTTCCATGTACTCTTTGATCTGCTTGTCCAGCTCGATGCCGGACGGATCGATATCGGCAAACTGCTTGAACTCGTCTGCGACATCTTTCGGATCGACCCTTTTTGCCCTGGATGGATCGGCAAACTGTCCGCTGGACGAGTTAGCGATCACAGGACGGTTTGAAAGCCTTTCCCTGAATTTATCAATCAGGGGCTTCTCGTTTTCCTTGAAGGTCAGTTGCGAATTGGCATTGTAGATATCCTCATATTCGGACATGAGGGACTCTTTCTCGGCCGGAAGAATTTTTCCTTCCTTGATAAGACCCTCGACGAACATGTCGAAATTCTTTTTTGCCTCTTCGAACTGAACCTTCTTCAGCCTGATGTCGTCGTTCACCTTCTGATCAGCAAGCTCGGTCTTGAGATCGGCAATCGTTTTGGACTGTTCCTCAATCGTCTTGCCTTGCTCGTCAAGCCGCTTCACTGCTTCGGCGTACGAAGTCTCAAGCTGCTGAATTTTTTCTGTCAGCTCTTTTGACATTTCTTCCTCCTGAATTGGGTCTTCGTTATAGTTTTTGATCCACGCGAAGAGTCTTTTCAGGAAACCAGATTCTTCCGTTTCCGTTGAAAACTCGCTATATTCCTCGCCTTCACGGAAAGCCACGGGAGCAAGTCCTTTGACTGCCGGAGGCGTTGCACCAAGAAACCCGATATGACGAAGAAGATTGTCGCCATATAGGGCAATACTCACTTTCTTGAACATTCCTTTCTGAACGGCTTCCTTGAATTTGTCGGAAACCACTTCAACAAAAGCGTGCAGCTTGTTTTCCACCCGTTTCAGTTCTTTTATCCAACCATATGCAGGTTCATTATCCTTCGGGTGGCCGATTACTATAGGAGCTTCATGATCTGACTGACTGTTATATTTTGCCGCGATATCGTCCAGGTCCTTGTCCGTGTATGTCTTGACGATACCGTTGGATGCGGTATGCGTTCCAGCCTTGAAAACTTCAATCCACATGGCGTCGACCTCCTCATGTTCTACTTTGCATGCCGGCAGGTCAGGATACTTGCGGCACACAGCACGCTTTACTCTGCTCCATTCCGGCTTGCCGGAAGCCCGGGCAAGTGCATTGGCGGCGTGGGCCCTGTCGTGTATCGGATAGCGACGTTCCTTCGGAAAAACAAACGAACTGTCTGCAAGCGCATTACGCGCCTCGCTTGTCAGCTCTTTGAAATCTCGGCTTTCCCACATTCCATGACATATCGCTACCGCTTGATCCTTTTCTTTACCCTCATTCATCAGGATCGGAATGCACCGATTCAGAAACTCCTGAAGCTTTTCGTTTTCCTTTGGTTCCGGCATCTTTCAATCCTCCCGGCGTTGTGCTTGTCTCTTTTTCCACGGCACCCATGCTCTGCGGTTTTGGATCCACAACATCGTCGATATCGTCCGGCTGGAAGTTGTACGCTTTTACGAAATAGTTCTTGGAGAACCTTACGCCGGATCTCGTCAATGCTTCGTCCCTCGTGGAACGCTCCGTGTCAACCAGGTTCGCACGGAATGGCTTGACCTTCGGCAGACTTGCCTCGTTATACCCATTGCGAATACCAATCAGCCGAATGATGTCATTGAACATTCCGGTAATCAGGTTAGTATCTTTCAGCGTCACATCACCACGCACGCTCATCGCACTTCTGGTTGCCGCATACGATGACCGTTCGCCGGCATCCGTTGTCAGCGTATGCCCAAGCACCGTTTTCGTGATTTGCGAATCCATGAAATCACACATTTCGTCGAAACCGAGTGAGCCCTTGTACTGGCCCGCTTCGAGAATCTCGACGTCCCGGCCGCCGGCGACCGTGACAACTGCGTCCTGGACAAGTTCCTTGAGGTCGTTTTTGAAAGCTGTAAGTTCTGCCCCCTCGATGGGCTGTTCAGAAATCCCCTTAATCCATGGGGTTCCGAACCGTTCAAGGAAATTGATCCAGAACTCGATCCCCGCCTTCTTGAAAGCGATGGGCCAGAAGCACCGCGACGCCACTCCCCTTCCGTATGGATTTTCATAGGACGGCTTTATCCTCACGCACATCAAGGTGAAGTCGTCCGGCGGATCCTCTCCGTCAATCGGATTTTTTGTCGACAGAAACCGCAGCCGTGGAATGCCGTTCTGGTCTGACCACCATGTAAACCACTCAGGAGGTTTTGGAAGTATCTTACTGGGCATCCAGAGCCTGCTTTCGTATCTCCAGACAAGCTCGATGGGCTGGTAACCAAAAAAGATCACATCGAGCGCATTCTCAATGGTTTCCGAACGACTCAGATCGGAAACATCCGATTTACGTTCAAGGATATTGAAAAACCAGTCTTTTACACCATTGTAAAGCCGTGCCGGACATTCGTTACGTTCAAGCTCCCAGTTGTTGACCAGGGTGGCCGACTCCCGGGACTCCAAACAGGCTGTCAGGTGCGGATCCGAAAGCAATTCCCGGTATATCATAATGGAATCGTTGCGCTTGCGAAGCACAACGTCCGGGTTGGGCAGGATCTGGCGCACCCAGTACCACGTCTGAAGCGACGTTTTGAATGTGTAGCGTTCTTTCCTGTTCATCTGTCCGTTATTATCGGCTTTTATCGGAAACCTTTAAGGATCTGCCTTGCCATGCGCGGCATACTGCTGGTTACGCTACCCCCTGCCAAAAGCCGCTGAAGGTATGATATTGCTTGAGAAAATGCGTCGACATCATCGGAAAATTTCGTGTTTGGAAAATTTGCGCAGCTTTCAACAAATTCACTTGTCCAGTCAGCCAGATCCGGTACATACACCCTTCCGGACTCCACCATGGGGCTTGCGGCCATTGCCCGAACCACCTTGTCGTCCACAGGCTGCACCGGAATCACGGGTATCGGAGTATGGCGCTGGAGGTCCTGTATCAGCGAGATCCCGCTCGCCCTGTTCTCGACCAGCACCCCTACGGGCTTGTGCTTCAAATACTGCGTCTTGGCCTGCGTCAGAAGCTCCGGATACTCTACCCGCTGACGCCACCGGTCGACCAGGTACGCACCACCGGAGACAACACCAAAAGTCAGGCATGTGGAATATGCAGCTATGTCCGTTTTCGACATGGCCGTGTCCCAGCTCTGAACCTTCATGGTAAAACCCGGGGCCATCGTGTAGCGTTTCCACCACTCACGCTTGAAGATGTTGCCTTCCTGCACACTGGGCCGCTGCTGATACAGGCCGGTCCATATCTGCTCTCCCACCGCCTTGCGGATCCTGTCCAGAGCCTTCTCGTCGTACCGCTCCGGGCACAGCGCCTGCCCGATCTTGCGATCCAGCACATCGTCCTCCTCCGCAAGCGCCGGGAACCGCACATGGCGCCATGTGTCCTCATGCTCCGCATGAACGTACCCGATCAGGTCCTCCTCGTGCCACCTTGTGTGCAATATGATGATCGTGGCGTCCGGCTCGCAGCGGGTGTAGAATGTCGAGTTGAACCAGTCGATAACCATCTTCCTGGTTGTCACGCTCATCACCTCGCGCCAGTTCTTGTGCGGGTCGTCCACGATCAGCAGCTTGCCGCCCTGCCCCGTGATCGGCCCGCCAACCCCAGCGGTGATCATGCCGCCGCCGTCCTCCGTACCCCATCTGTTGGAGGCGGCAGACTTTTCATCGAGCGAGT